GGCCTGCTTTAACTCTGTAATTTTTTTGGCGGTCTCACTTTCGGCAAAAGCCGTTTCGCGATAAGCCCTTGCAAGCTTCTCCGCATCGTCAGAAGCTTTGCGCGTGACCTGCCTGCCCTCTTCTGTCGCTCCGCTTACGCTTTTAAGCGTGGCCGTTAGCTGTATCGCCTCGCCCTTGATATTTTTAAGCGTATTCATGTACGCGTCTGAAAGCTCGTCTAACTGCTTTATAAGGTCAGTTATCGAATTATCTGGCGAAACCAAGTCTTTGTAATATATGGGGTTTGTTTCTGATGCCATTTTTATGCCTTTCTTTTACGTCTGTTGGCTTTTTGTTGTTGATTGGTGTATTCTATTACACAAAGGGTAATTAGTGCCATGTAGACACTATTTTACCCCTTTTACTGATTGTCTTTGCCTTTTCGCTTCATCTTCTGTGAACTCATACGCGTTGAAAAATTCTAAAACGGTGAACTCTTTCGGGTTTACATGCAAATTCTTGCTAAGAATTAGGCACATGCTTTCAAACTGCTTGTCGTACTTTATTTCAACGCTCTCCTTGCCCTCGTATGACTTAGGGCGGATGTACGTTATAAGTTCATTCGTTAGGCGCTCGATTTCTCTTTTTGTCTTTAAATTAGCCTCGCCCTCGATAATGTCTTGCAGAATAAGCACCGTGCGCCTTTTCAATTGGTCGTAATACTCTTTTGCAGAAGCGTTATCAAACGAATGCGGAAAGTACGTTTGCAAGTCTTCATCTATTTTTTTTTTGACCGCTCCGATTTGGGCGGTCAACTCTTGAAAACTAACGTCATTAAGCATGCTTAACGTAGCTTGTAGCGCATCGTCTGAAATGTCATCACAAGCCACGCCATCTATACTTGCCACGAGGCATGCGAATGCGGAAAATTTCGGGCTTAACTCCGATTGGACCGCATAAAGGTTCTGGCGCATATTCATTAGCTCTTGGCCTGCTGCCTCTTTCTCACCATCGTTAATGTAGCGCACTACCTTTTCTATGTGTGCATCGAAGTCTGCCAAGTCTGAACCTATGCCAGCGTCTACCAATAGAAGCTTATTGTACTTGTGAAATCTTCGTATTGGCAAATCTGCTATATCGTCATACAATTTCACTAAGTGCTTGCCCAGTCTTATTTCTTTCATAGCAAAATACGTGTTAATGGTGTAGAGAAAAATGGAACAAGCAAACAAGACAAGTCACCTGTATAAATTGTAACGAACAAAACCAATACTACGCATGTCCACCAGCTTAGGCAAAAGTCACAATTTGCCAGCTTTGAGAAAAACTCGTTGCCATGCACTTGCACATGTTCGATTACGCCTATCTTGCGTAATAGTAAAAGTACGAAAGTAGCCATTAATGCTACTAATATTACAATGTTGATAAATTCTTTCATCGCTTTTGTTTTGTTTATTGGTAACAAGGCTCATCGTAGGAAAGTACGCCCTCAATTCGACAAGCCCAATATGGGTGCATGAGATATTGATTTGTCGTTTCGTCCAAAGTGTAGCCTTTGTAGACATTTTCAGACTGCTCGAATATCTTGTTAAAAACATATTTCCCAGACGGATGTAAAAAGCCCCCGTTAAGCTCGCGTAATAGCTGCGCTTTCAAAGCTTCCGTATTCCTATTGCGCTGGTCATTGTAGACTTTTCGCAAGTCAACCCAGACAACAAGTGCAAACGGCGTCTTGATTGTATTCTGTATGCCGTGGTTGTAAGGCTCTATCTTGTGAGGCTCGCCCACATCGAAAAACGCGAAATTGCCTATCTTGGCATCTGGGCTGACGTTGATATAGTCGTTATTGTTGTTTCCAAGCGCATAGTTCGTACCACCTGCATATACAAATGGCTCTTTGTAAGTCTTGCCATTAACAAGCCTTGTCAACCTCTGGGCGCGACCAAACACGGCGTCAAGCCAAGCAATGTTATTGGCCAAGCCTTTTTGTATCTCACCTATTGCCTTATCAAGCATTACGGGCTTGTCGATTATCGGTGCTATTGTCTTATTGCTCATATTATTTTGTCAATGATTGTTTTAACTTTTCAAGAATAGCCGGATAAAGATATTGCCATATCAATTCGGCCTTATTTTCATTGTTCAACCCCATTATATCGCCATACTTCTGTGACAACTCTTCTGCCTTGAAGTCCGATGCTTTTATTTCAAAGCGGTCATTTCCGACTTCAACAAAAAACGAGCTTTCAAAATCGCCCTCATCGCGAAGTGTTACGCGGTCCGTTGGTTGGCCCTTGCCTGCCTTTATTCGCAATGTCATTGGCGAATATGGCCGATACTCTGCTATCGATATGCCGAGAGCGTTCTCGCCCTTTTCAAACAATTGCTCTTGCGCATTCATATCGACAATATAGGCTTCGTTATCCAAGATAATTTCCGCAATATATTGCCCATCTGCCAGCCCCTCGTAGAACTCGCGTACACGCTCGGATAACTTGCCTATAATGTTCATACGCTTCTATATCTCACACCATGATTATTGCACGTTAGGCAAATGCGGTCTATTCGCTGCGTGTTCAGTCGTAACGCTGCATAAGCTTGTTTCAACTCGTGGCCAAGTCCGCTAGGGCGACCGCTCGTGTTTCCGTCAAGTTCATACAAGATGTCCATACGGCCGACATTCGTTTGGTTTCGGTTAACTCGCGCTTCTGGGTTCATCGCCATTGTGCGCAAGACATCAACCGCTACTTGTCGCTGCAAAGCCGTTGCAAACATTGCGCGTTGCTCTATTATGAAGTCCGACAAGTCACAGCCAACCGACACCTCTACGTTAATTCCGTAACAACAAGTGTTGTCGTAGATTATTCCGCCATTATCGAATAAGGCAGGAACTTTGCTCCATCCTTTTTCGACTTTTACGCGAAACGGACTTATCTGCAAGTACTTCGTTAGCTCGCGCCAAGCCTTGACGCTTCCAACATTGCAGGACCCACACGGCTCGCGTGACCAATCTTTTGAAACGTTAATTGCTTCCATGCCAAGAGGCAGTTCATTCTGGTCGTAACCAACATACCACGCACCGCCCGCGTTCGTCTCGTCTGCGATATATGGCATATACCAATCATCAATCGACACCCAGACAAAAGAACCATTGTCTTTTGTTATTTCAACATCTTTGTAGGCGATAGGCTCTACTTTTGACGAATGAAACAAGTAAAGCCGTACTACACCGATATTACCAATCATTTGCAAGCCGATGCGTTCTATCTTGGCGGTTACGCCCATGCTTCTGACAGGTACAATCTCCATGCCGACAAACGACTTGCGACTATCGATAACATTTGTTATTCGGCCTGCGCCGTCATAGAACATTACGCGGTCCAGAAGCATGCGCGTTTCCTGTGAAAGCTCTTTTGTTTGGATGAACGTCTGCACCATCTTCCTAACGCCTGCATGCGTTATGTTGTTAAGATAGTCATTTACCAAATCGTAGCCTGTCCAAGGCTTGTCAAGCGTGCCAAAGTCTTGCCTAGAATAATCATCGTTAAAATCGCTCACGTGCATATCTGGGCGTTGTGCTGTGTTTTCTTTTAACGCAATAAAGACACGTCCGCCGTGTCTCACTTTCTGACCGCGTTTGTAGGTTCTAAACTCGTTCCATTCTGGATAAGTAAAGATGAAATCTTCTGGAATAATTGCGCGTATGTTTTCAAGCGTCAAAAGCGGATGTGCATCTTGGAAATACAGCCCGCTTTCGCTCTTCGTCAAATCTTCATTAATTGCCTTGGCTGGGTTGTAGTCTTGCTGCCAACCAACCAAGCCCGTTAATGCTGCTTCTATCTGTCTAAGTCTGTACATCTTTTTTTTGAAAAATGATGGGGAATTGGGCAGACCCAACCCCCCATCGGTTACTGATTAGTATGAAGAAAAAGAAACTAGACCGCCTTAGTGTTTACGGGGTTCGTCTTGTCATTGGCAATGAATACGGGGCTAGCCGTTGGAATGCCATTGATAGGATTAGCCACTTGGAACTTGATAATTGGGTTAGCAATAGTCGCAGGCGCGCTATTGTAAGCCACAACAAAACACACGTCTAGGCTAATTCCGTAGTACTCCTTAACTCCGCAAGTTAGGTCTTTGGTGGCATTGCCAACAGTTGCGCTCTGGTCGCCAATGTCCTTATAGGTGTGAACACCCACAGGCAGGTCGAGCAAAGGCAGGTTGACTACTTCCCACTGATGGAGAGGTGTGGTTGTGCCCAAAAGGCTCTCACGGTCAACCTTGGTTAGGACGGCGCAGTTACCATCTTCTACGACAAAGGCCGTACCGAACTTGCCACTCTCGTTAACAACTGAATTGGTGTAGTGCATTATCTTGCCCTCGTACTCCAATCGCTTGTTTTGCTCGTTGTAGACGCCATGTTGAGCCAGATGGCGCACATGTGCGTCTATTCCGCTGTTACCGATAACGTGCAGGTTACGATAGTAGCGGTTGGCGCGCATCATCGGCGTACTATCGCCAAGAATGTTGTCACGCATCAGCCAAGGCACATCGATAACATTACCTGTCTTGGTGTAATAGAGCGAATTCTCGAACACCTGCGTTTTGTTCGCTTCGAGCGCAGCAACTGCAAGGCTGTCCATCTTTTCAAGAAGTGCGCGCGTGCAATTCTGCATCTTGCGCATAACATCCTGTGCCATACCAATGTCGTTGTTAAGATAGGCAGCGGGGACCACCGAAAAACCAACCGACAACGTAGCCCATGTAAGCGTGTACAGCTTAGAAGTGTTGTCGTTGTCTGGGATGGTGCAGCTACGTTCGTTTGCCACGGTTACACTTCCGTTGTAGTCTAGTACAGGTATCTGTACTTCGTGGCCCATACTCGCAAAAGCCTTGTTCCTAATTTCCTCTGAAATGATGGAAGTAGGCGAATCGGTTTGCGTTACGAAAAAATCGAGTGCGCCATATTCGCCCATTCTCACCATATTGCGGTCGAACTCTGTACTTTTCAACCTCCAATTGTTTGCTTGTGTTGCAATTAATGACATGATTTTAAAACTTTTATGATTATTGAAAAAAGGCTTACCCTTTGCCCGTTATTTTAATGGCAATTTCAAATAATTTGCATCGGCTTTAAGCATTTCTTGCAAAGCTTCTGTAAACTCTTTCGATGCCTTGGTGTAGCCCTGTGACATCAGAGCCTTAGAAGCAATGTCGATATACTCTTCTTGCGTGCGAGCGGCTGACACGTCAACCGTTACATTCGAGCCACTGCCACCGCCTTGCCCTTGGGGCTGCGTGCCACCGCCTCCACCTGCTTTCGGCGCAAGCGCACCATAAGAAGATAGTTCGCGCTCAATGAGTTCAGCAGCAGTAAACGGCTGCAAGTTCGTAGCAGAGTTGCGCAAAACGCTTCCGTCTTCGTTGTGAAAGGCTAGAACCTTACCGCCCTTGCCATCGTCAATAAAGCGCGGGTGCATCGTTTTGGCCTTGTCTAGCGCCTGTTGAAGAAGAACCTTTGTCGCAGTTTCTGGAAGCTCTGTTTTGAATTTCAAGCCAGAAACAGACGCTTTCAACTCATTGTCAACTTGTACGCCAAACAACTTATTTTCAAAGTCTGTTTTCTGCTTCTCGCTCTCCTTTTTCAAGGAAGCGTATTGCGTTTGTACATTGGTCAAGTCGGCCTTTGCTTGTGCGAGCTGCTTCTGTATCTCTTCGTTGTTACCACCCTTTGCAACAATTTCCTCTAACCTTTCCTTTTCGGCTTTGAGGGATTGAATTTCAGAAGTAAAAGCGGCTGCGCCCTCTGCCTTTTGCTTCAACTCCGAAGTAGCCCGCTTCAAATAGTTGTACGTCTTCTCATCTCCATTGCGCTGAACGCCTGTGGCTGTGGCTATGGTTTCGTCCATTCCGCGATACACTTCGCCAAGCCGACGGCCGATAACATCGTTTTCATCGTTCTTGCTCATTTCAACGAGCGCATTTACTTGCTGGTCGCTAAGGCCTGCTAACTCCGCATTGCCTTTAATTGTTTCATTTGTTAATGCCATGATTTTATAACTTACCCTTTGTTATTAATGTTTACAAAATTACTTCTCTTGTTTGTTCTCGCCTGCCTCCTGCTTGGCTGCTTGCTTGGCTGCTTGCTTGGCTGCTGCGCGTTCTGCTAGCGCTTCGTCTACTGCCTGCTTGATTACTTCTGCCTGCTTTGCCTCGAACTCTTCACGCTGTTTGCGCAAAGCTTCTTCGATGCGGTCTTCTTCTGCTTGTGTAGCCTTTTGCCTCTGCTCTTCCAAAAATTTGGTAGGGTCGTAGACCACGCGAACATCGTAACCAAGTCGCTTCAAGTCTGCAAAGCTCTTTTCAAAGGCATTTGCGCCAAACGTCTGCATTCTTGGTGCTGAAATGCGCTCGCCCGTCTTGTGGTTGAACTCTTTCACCTCTAACACAACGTGATAGATGCTTTCTTCACCTGCTGGTACTTGGAAATTTTCAATAGACAAATCATCCAAGGGGTGCTTGTTTTTCTCTTGCATACTCTTTTAATTTTTTGTTAATGGTTTCTATTTTTTTCGTGAAGTCTGTTGCGCTTCCAAAATCTAAGATATTGGTGTTTTCGCGCTCAAATCTTCTGACAAAGTTAGAGAAATTCAGCTTAATTACCAAATCTTCAACAGAAATAACGCCTTTTCCGTGATAAGTCTCTACCTCTGAAAGAGTTAGGTGCGGATATGGCTCTAATTCTCGTAAGATTAACATTCGCTTTAATTCTGCTGGATTATTCCTGTACTCGGTTTCAAGAATTTGGGTTTGCAACGCATCCAACTCTGCATTGCTCGCCCCTGCTTCCTTGGCTTCCTTATACCTTTTTCGCAAGTCACTTACGCTCAAATTGTAGAACTCCGTTCCATAGCTGATTGTCGCGCCAATGAAGCCCTTGCCATATCGAAGTCGGCAAATTGTCTCATCTGTCCACTTCTGCGCCTCTTCAAAGCCTTTCTTGATGTTGTTCAAAATGGTTGTTTGGCTTTCAAAGTTGGCGTTTACCTGCTTTTCATTTATTGCCTGCGTATTGATAAGTCCCTCGGTGTCCGTACCTACGCATGCCTTGACAATGTCAGTTTCAAGCCTTACGCTTTCTTCTGTATTGTAGTCAAGTGAACTGCGGTCAACGGTGAGCATCTGGACTGGGTTTCGCAAGTCTGGTTGTGTTTCGCCTCCTGCGTCTGTCCTAGGTATTGGCACTTCGACAAATGAACCAACGCCCGCAATGCGCTTGTTACCACATTTTGGGCATCGCATCAATAGGCCGTTCGGGTCAACGAGATAATTTCCTTTTTGGTCTTTCAAGAAACCGCCAGAACATTCCGTGCCTGCGTTATCATCGTGGAAATCGCACTCCATTTCATAACCGCTATAAATTGGATATGCGCCGTATAGGTCTAGATTTCTCTTCGATTGATGAAAGAACAAGAACCAATCTAATGACTCCAATTCAAGAGATAAAGGGTTTTTCTTTATGTCTGGCGTTGAAATGTTAAGAGGCTCGTTCCAAAAAAAACGGGCTGGTGTATAACCTAGGTCATGCGCGACCTCTATTATTGGCTCACCAACAAGACCGCCTTTCTTCCATTCGAACACCCTGTAATAAGCATCGTCAATGAATGCCAAGCGGTCGTTTGGCTGCTTAAACGCGATGTATTCCATTTGCCCACTTGTAGGATTGGCTTCATAACAAACAATGTTATCGATTGTCAACCAATAGAAGTAAGGACGTGCGTACTTGTCAAATGACGGCTCGTTAGGCATGTCAACCACAAGCACCGAATTTATTTCAGTTTTGAAATATTCCCAACCCTTTGTCGACCAAATGCGAGGCTCATTCAAAACGTCTGTGCGGTACTTCTCCCAATCTTCGCGTTCAGTTTGGTTAACGAATTGGTAATTGTAGGCAGGGTTTCGCCCATCGAATACGCGGCTTAGTTTGTCGAAAATCGTTCCCGCAGTCCGATTGGTGCGGACTGGGAAACGAAACATAAGCTTGAATTGTTGGAACTTATCCGAGGGCAGAAGCTTACCAGCCATCGCCAAAAAGTCTGTCAACGGCTGCGTAACATTCACATTGGCGTTAGTGCAAGCATGGAACTTTATCCTATTCTGCTGCGCTATCGCCTTGTTTATTGTCGCCTTGTTCTTTTGGAACTTCAACGCCTCTCGTATCTGCTCTATATTCAATATCATCGCCGTTAAACTCGAATTTGCTTGATTTTGGCAAATGCCACCCTCCGTTATTCTGCATGCGCAAAATTCGCGTTGCGTGGCCAATCTCGAACTCTTCCGTTACGCCCAACGT